CGCCGCACAGGCCGCGCCTGATATTCTGCAACCACATTGACCAGCCACGACCCATCAAATTCCAGTACCGAAATCGCCTGATAATCGCAATCAGGATCACCCGCGCGCACCCGCGCAAACGCCCGCGCATCTGATTCATTGTCAAATGAATCCAAAAATGATTCCGTATCATTGCCAAAATCGCCAAAAATATCAAAATGATTTACCATTATAAACACTCCTAAAACATTGGCGCGACCGTAGCCGCGCCTGATTAAATCACGCAACAACAGACTCGATAGACCCGCGCGCTGCACGATCAGCCCGCAACGCAACCAACGCCGCATCCCTCACAACCTCTGTTAAATAATGTGTGACGCGCACATCAACCCGCACGCCATCGACGTAATCAGACACAATAACCGCACAGGTATGTCTCAGCAATTCGACCGTAAAATTTAACATGATAGCACCCCTATATAAATCAGGACAAAACGCCCTGATACGTTATTTATAGCGCGATTATTAAAATGTCGTCAATCCAAATTCAAACAAATCGCGCTCAAATAAATTAACTCAGTCCCTGTTAATTTGACCCGTCAATAACTGGCACTAAAAAACGGAGTCCGTTTATTATATGCGCCCAGCCGTTCAGCCGTTCAGCCGGGCAGGATCCAGCCGTTCAGCCGTTCAGTCACCCAACCGGATAACCTGACCACCTGACCAGCCGTTCAGCCGACCAGCCGCCCAGCCGGATAACCTGACCACCTGACCGCGAGACTGTCCGATTGTCCGGCGATCCAGCGCGACGACCGCGACGACCGCGACCGCGACCGCGACCGCGACCGCAACGATCCAGCGCGACCGCGACCGCGACGATCCAGCGCGACCGCGACCGCGACGACCGCGACCGCGACGATCCAGCGCGACCGCGACGACCGCGACCGCGACGACCGCGACGATCCAGCGCGACGACCGCGCGACGATCCAGCGCGACCGCGACCGCGACGACCGCGACCGCGACCGCGACCGCGACGATCCAGCCGATCAACCGCCCAGCCGATTAGCCGCCCAGCCGACCAGCCGACCAGCCGACCAGCCGCCCAGCCGACCAGCCGACCAGCCGACCAGCCGACCAGCCGCCCAGCCGGATAACCTGACCACCTGACCGCGAGACTGTCCGGTTGTCCGGCGATCCAGCGCGACGACCGCGACGACCGCGACCGCAACCGCGACCGCGACCGCGACCGCGCGACGACCGCGACGACCGTGACCCCCCACCCTCGACGGCTCATCGCATTTTTGAGACCCCCGCCACCCCCCACCCCCCGACTTGCCGCGCCCACACGTTCTATACCCTCAACCCTCAAAAATTTTTCAGAGATAAGTTTTAGACATGTTGTCTAATAGAGAAGCCCCGACACCCCTCAAATTTTTAAATTTTTACATTTTAAACTTTTGACATCTTGTCTATTTGACTTATCCGACCTATCCGCTCCGCACACCCAAACCTCTTGACAACCCGCACTATCGCATCTACGCATCGTGAATGGCAGTTATTCGAGATTTCCCACGACCTCGACCTTGGTCAGAGGACGATGAAGCGACCCTTTTCAAAATGAAAAGTCGCAATGCACACTATTCTGAAATTGCACATGCCCTAGGCCGAACCAGATCGTCTGTGGCCGGTCGTTTAGATCGGTATAACCCAGAAGAGTTGCATGTAATTTTGGCCAAACTGGCCGACGATCCGAGTATTTCGGTGGAGATACCAAAAATAAATCGGAAAAATGCAAAAATTGTGCAAAAACCTTCGCAATTTCGGCGTCAAAAGACGAAAATAGAGCCAAATATTAAAGTTGCGGTCGTTCCAGAGCTGAATAGATTTGATGTTGAAGGGATAATCGGTATTCCGCTGAGTGAAATAGGTAGTCGAACGTGTCGGTGGCCTTTGGGCGGTTCGCTTGATGCGGTGGAGTTGTATTGCGGAGCTGCAACGGCGGATTTACGCATCAGAAAACCATATTGTACGGCTCACATGCAACTTGGATACATCATCCCGCCGAAAGTGTCCGGCGTTGCACCATTGCAGCATCGTCCGGAATGAACTATATTATGTTTAGTTTTAATTTGAGAGGCTAAAATGTCTGATGTTCTGATTGCTCTTGAAAATATTCGCACCGCCGTCCAGTCTGCCGCTTCCCACCTAGCTGCTGGAGTCGCCAGCCGCAGTTCGGCAGTTCTGGACGGCAACGTAGCCGAAGTTATCGCCGGATTGGGTAAGCTGGACGCTTTTGTGGCCGAACACGCTCTTGTTGTTTCGGCCAGCACTGCAACTCCGGTTGTTCCTGAAGTTATTGTGCCTGTTGAAGCTGTACCTGTGGTGTAATGTCTGATTTGAAATTTCCCGAAGGTTGGCTTTCTTTAGGCGCGGTAAGTTCCCTGCTTAAACGCCGTCGGGATGTTTTAAAAAAATTGGTAGATCAAGGGTATTTTGATTCAGCGATTGAAGGTGCTCGTAATAAGATATACCGATTTAATCTGAACCGGATGACCGAAGAGGAGCTTGCGCGTATCGAAAGTACGCGCACTCGAAAATGGCAAGAACGCTCATCTCGTAAAGGCGCTCATTTAATTAAAGATTGGATAGTTGAAAATCGCATGGCCAAAGCAGCGGATATTGCAGGTGCGAAGGCGCAACGGAAAGAGCAGTTCTTGCGTGATCTGGCCGAAGAGCATGAGCGCGAGGCTGGTGTTGCCGGTGAAACGGTTGATGCTGTTTTAATCCCGCCGCGTCGAAAAGTGGCGAAGAAGGACGGCGAGGCCGAAGTTGTTCAGGGCTTGGTGCAATTGCCGGCGCGCTCTACAAACATGACGGATTTGAACCGCCGCGCAAGCACAAACAAGAAAGTTTTGTCGGCGCGGTTTTTAGAGGATGTCTATTCGGATTGGGAGACACACGGTCTGGCCGTTTTGAAGATCGTGCGCCGAGATCGGCCACAGGATTATTTAAAAGTTGTTGCGTCCCTGCTACCGCGCGATATTCAAGTCGCTCCGGCTCCACTAACTGAAATGAGTGACGAAGAAATTGTCAACATCCTTGCAAATATTAAATCCGTCTCAGCTGTTGGCTCTACAGGAGAAGCTACAGGCCGAGTTGACGTTAAGGATGCGCCGCAACGCAATCTCAACATACTTCCCGAATAGCGGGCCGTTCCGTCGAGAATTGTACCGGAAGCATCTTGAGTTCTTCGCCGCTGGTGCAGAGCATCAAGAACGTGCGTTCATGGGCGGCAACCGTTCCGGCAAGACAATCGGCGGCAGCTTTGAAACCACATTACACGCCACCGGTGAATACCCCGATTGGTGGACAGGCCGAAGGTTTGAAGCCCCATGTGATATGTGGGCAGCCGGTGATACGAACGAAACCACCCGCGATATTATCCAGTTTGCACTGTTAGGGCGATTTGGCGATTTTGGCACAGGTATGATACCATATCGCTGCCTTGATGGTGAACCAACACGGCGACAAGGTATCGCAGAAGCGGTCGATACATTTCGGGTGAGGCATAAGTCTGGTGGCGTCAGCACGATTGGTTTGAAATCGTCTGAATCTGGCCGCGCAAAATTTCAGGGTACGGCCAAGCATGTGATCTGGCTGGACGAAGAACCGCCCGCCGATGTTTACGATGAATGTCTGATGCGTTTGATGACAACAAATGGTATTATGATGTGCACCTTCACACCTTTGAAGGGTTTGAGTGAAGTTGCGCTGCGGTTCTTACCGCACATGGCACCGGCCAATGAAACCGGGGATGGATCATAAGATGTCAAGGTTTTGCGTTCAGGTATCATGGGATGAAGCACCACATCTGACCAAAAAGCAGAAGGATGATCTGTATGCTGCAATTCCTCCCCACCAGCGTGAAAGCCGTACACGAGGAATACCAGAACTGGGTTCTGGATCTATCTATCCTATATCCGAAGATGACATCCTTGTGGATCCTTTCGATATTCCACTGCATTTTACCAAAGTCTACGGATTAGACGTAGGTTGGAACCGGACGGCAGCGATCTGGGGCGCGGTCGATGTTGACAATGATACGGTCTATTTGTACGCCGAGCATTATCGGGGTCAAGCCGATCCGGCAATTCACGTTCAGTCGATTATGGCACGAGGCCGATGGATACCCGGCGTGATTGATCCGGCATCTCGCGGTCGC